TTGAATATTCCTGTAAAGGTATCAATATCTTTTCGCCTCTATACTTTTATTTTTTGTTCCAATACATGGGCTTCTTGTTGCCGTTGCTATGGCTATTACTCTTGATACCTTTACAGGAATATTCAAGTCAATTAAACTTCAAGGTTTGAAAAGTATTAGAAGTAGAAAGTTATCTACTATCATTAGTAAGATGCTTCTATATGAGGTTACAGTTCTTTTACTTTTCCTTATGGACAAGTATTTATTGAATGAGTTTGTAATTTTATGGTGGGGTATTGAGTTTATGTTTACCAAAATGTGCGCTATAGTTCTTATATTTATAGAGCTAGTATCAGTTAAGGAAAACATAGAGGAAGCTTATAACATCGATATATGGAATATGCTTAAGCGTTTGCTGAGCAGAGCCAAAGAGATTAAGTCCGATATCGATGACTTAAAATAAAATTCGAATAATGGCAAAGATAAGTTCATACCCAATACTATCAGATCCTACTATCAGTGATATTCTAATTGGAACTGATGTAGAAGATTTAAACATCACCAAGAACTTTTCAATAGGTTCTATAATTGATATAGTTGGGGATCAATTTGTTCCATACGTTGGTGCAATTGGCAATGTAAACTTAGGTGCTTTTAATATTACATCCTCTGCATTTATTATTCCAGGAGGATTGTCCTCTCAATTTTTAAAGGCTAATGGTACGCTTGACTCTACGGTATATGTACCTGCTTCTAGAACTCTTACCATCAACTCTGTAACTTACGACTTAAGTGCTAATAGATCTTGGAATTTAAATACCATTGATACATTAACAACTTTAGGAACAAGTGGAGCTGCAACTTATATTGGTAAGACTCTTAACATTCCTCAGTATCAGGCTCAAGGTAACTACATCACTCAGTTAAGTGGTGAGGCCACTGCTGTTGGACCTGGCAATGCTACTGTTACACTAAGTAATTTGGCTGTAATCAGTAAAATTCTTACTGGTTTGAATATTACTGGTGGAACTCTTACTGATACAGATAGTATCCTTACTGCATTTGGTAAGGTACAGAACCAGATAAATGGTCTTGCTGGTGGGGTTACTTACCAGGGTACATGGAATGCTGCTACCAACACACCTACTCTTACTAGTTCAGTAGGTACAAAGGGATACTACTATGTAGTAAGTGTTCCTGGAAACACTAACTTAAATGGTATTACTGACTGGAAACTAGGAGACTGGGCTATATTCAATGGTTCAATCTGGGAGAAGGTAGACAATACAGATGCAGTTGTCAGCGTTAACGGATACACCGGTGCTGTTGTGCTAACCTTCAGTGATGTAGGAGCACCTCCAGCAACAAGAACACTTAGCATCAATGGTACAACATTTGACTTAACTGCTAATAGATCATGGACTGTAGGTGATGTACGTACAGACCAAACTTATTCTAATCCGATTTGGATTAGTTCACTTGCATGGGGTAAGATTACAGGTACACCTACTACCCTAGCAGGATATGGGATTACCGATGGTGCCTTAAATTCCACCACACTTACTATTAATGGAGTAACATTTGACATCTCAGCTAATAGAACTTGGAACGTAGGTACTGTAACTAGTATAGGTACTAGTGGTCCAATAACAGGTGGCCCAATAACAGGATCTGGAACGATAGGAATTACACAAGCAGGTGTATCAACAGATGGTTATCTATCTAGTACTGACTGGAATACTTTTAATAATAAGCAGAACGCTTTAATTAATCCTGTAACAGGAACAGGTACTATTTACACTCTACCAATGTGGGGTGGGATAACATCATTAGTTAATAGTCCATTGTCTTATGGGTCTGATAACTTTAATTTTCAATACAATAGTGCAACAGGTAGTTCAGTAACATTTACAAATAGTGGACTGACTCCTTACGCATATACTATACAGATGAACAACTTCGGTTCTCCGAGGTCAACTGTACATAGTTATACTGATGGATTAGTAGTACAATCTATTGGTGGCAATCAAGTGTCTAGACTATTTGCTAATGGTAACTTTATCATTGGAGATGGTGTAGTTGACAATGGGTACAAGCTTGCAGTAGAAGGTGACGTATACATTGAGACAATTGCAAATGCTGCTACTAATACTGATAGATTTATTGTATCTGACTTAGGAGTTATTAAGTATAGAACAGGAGCTCAGATATTAAGTGATATTGGAGCACAGGGTACTTTAACTTTAACTACTACAGGATCTTCAGGTCCTTCTACATTAGTTGGTAATACATTAAATGTACCAAATTATAGTACTGCATTAACAGGATATGTACCTTATTCAGGTGCTACTCAAGATTTAGATCTTGGTACATATGGATTGATTTCTGACTTTGTTAGGTTTAATCCATCAAGTAGCAACATTCCTTCTGCTGAGGGAGTGATGTCTTGGGACAATACTGATGGAACAGTTAGACTTTCTGTAAAAGGAAATACTTATAGTGTTCCAATTGGCCAGAGTGTTATCTCTAGGGTTAGAAATAATACAGGTGGAAATTTACTTAGAACAAACTATCAGGTTGTAAAGGTAGCTGGAGCACAGGGACAGAGACTTGCTGTTACATTAGCACAAGCAAATAATGATGCAAATAGTGCTTCAACATTGGGGTTGGTTTGTGAGAATATATCAAACAACCAAGAAGGATTCATTGTAAATATTGGTCAGATTGTAAACATAAACACTACTGGTAATCTTCAAGGTGAGACTTGGAACGATGGTGATGTGCTTTACTTAAGTCCAACTGTAGCTGGAGCAATTACAAATATTAAACCTACTGCTCCTCAGCATACTGTTATCCTTGGATACGTTGAATATGCTCATGCAAACAATGGTAAGATTTATGTAAAGATTGACAATGGCTACGAGCTTGAAGAACTACATGATGTATCTGCTGAGCCATTTATAAATAACGGATTACTTTATAGAGACACCACTTTAAATCTTTGGAAGAGTGCAACAATTAGCACTATCCTTGGATATACTCCTGCACCTCAGGGCAATTACATTACTGCTCTTACAGGTGAGGTTACTGCAAGTGGGCCTGGATCAGTAAATGCTACCTTATCAAACTCTGCTGTAACAAGTAAAGTATTGACAGGGTTGAATATAGCAGGGAATGAAATTCTTAGTACAGACTCAATATTAACTGCATTTGGAAAACTTCAGCATCAAGTAAACCAATTGGTTGGTGGACTTCAGTATGAAGGAACTTGGAATGCTTCAACAAATACTCCTACTATTACATCAAGCGTTGGAACAGATGGTACGTTCTATATTGTAAGCGTAGCAGGTACAACAAATATTAATGGAATTAATGATTGGCAGGTAGGAGACTGGATTGTTTTCCATGATACTGCTTGGCAGAAGGTAGATAATAGTGACTCAGTTAGTAGTGTATTTGGCAGAGTTGGTAACATTGTTGCTAATCAATCTGATTACTCAGCATTCTATCCTTTAATAGCAGACATTAAGAATGGTGTTCTTACTGTTCAGGGTAACGGAGTTCTTTCAGGATCTGGTACGTTTAGTGCTAACCAGGCTACTAATAATACAATTACTCTTATACATAATTCTGTATCAAGAACGGATACAACATCTTCTCAGACTCCATCATTTGGAGGATCATTTACAGTTGTTGATAGTGTTACATCTTCTGATGAGGGGCACGTTACAGCTATTAACACTAAGACTGTTACTGTTCCTAGCACTATTGCTACTTCGACAATAACTGGATTACTAAGTAATACTGATTGGATTACATTTAATAGTAAGCAGAATCAGTTAAATGGAACAGGATTTATCAAGGCTAATGGAACTACTATTAGTTATGATAACTCAACTTATGTTACCACTGATACTAATCAAACTATTACAGGACTTAAGACTATTATAAGGTCTGGTGATGTCCTTGACTTTAAGATTGGAACTGATACTCTTTATGGGTTGAAGGTAGCTTACAATCAAAATGAGCTTGTACCAAGTGGTGAGGCTACATGGAGTTTTGTAAATACTTTTAATAGAAATGGTAGCGGTTAC